GAAAAGAAAAATAAAGTGTGCGGTCCTTCAGAATAGAAAACCCATAGACACCCGTGGATTGGTCTGTGTAATAAATAGGAACTTCTCTGACACCCTTGAACACATTGCTAATATTGTCTCTCTTCGAATCACGCATCTTAAACCATAGGTCTCCAAACGTGTCTGCGTTACTATATGCAAACTTGGCCAACATAGCCGAAATTACATATTGTTTGTAAAGGTCCATCTGTATTCTATTCGGCAAATATGTTTAGACCTCTAACTCTCTATATCGGCTTCACTATAGCCTCCAGCTAATAATTCCTTCTTTTCATATCCTGCTTTTAATAAAACACTTGCGGGAACACCTGTTCGATACAATTCAAAGATAGCACTATCTTCAGGAGATAGCCAATAAAACTCTCTTTGCCACGATTTGTTTAATATACCGGAATTCCATTTACTAATAGAGGTGCAAATAGGAATATCGTGAATGAATAATAATAGAGGATATTCCAATTCCATTAACAGGGGTAGTTTTCTTGTTCGCAGTAGGTATGGCTATGGGTTGTGTGTTGGACATTCTTATATTGTAGCATTTCATTTTATTTATAAAAAAATAAGATGTAATGATTTTTAAAAGCCAATGATTTAGGCGAGGGCCTTGTATGCATACCACGCCGCCGCACCACCAGCGAACTGCGCAAGGGCGTAGGTGACGAACTCAGTGGTAGAAACCGCACCCTTCAGCAGCATGGCTAAGGAGACCGCGGGGTTTACGTGAGCACCGGAAACGCCACCCAGCATTATAATGACGAGGGCCAGCGTGGCACCAATGACTAGCGCATTGCCAGTCGCAAAGATAGATATCAGGAGTAAGAAGGTTCCGAAGAATTCCGCAACGAGGGCTAGAGTGTTCATTTCTATCTATGCCTTGGAAAACTTTTTTATTCCACAATTTTTTTCAGAGGTTGTTCCACATCTTCGATTGCGCCCTGAGTGAAGATACGAGATCCAATATTCATCGTCTCCAACTCCTGTACTAGTAACTTATACGCATACGGAATTTGGATAGATGCGAACTCCGTAGTGTTCTGGCAGCCCTTACAAAGCCAAATGTTCGCGTCGGGATTAGCAATTGCGAGGAGGCCGCATTTCCTGCAAGTGTAGCACTTGAAGCCATCGCTACATTCCATGAAGCGCTCTTTGGTAAACTCCATAATACCGTGGGCCGCAACGCAATCCCGTTCCATTTCTCCGAACCGGAGGCCACCTTCCCGTGCCCTACCTTCTGCAGGTTGCCGGGTTAGCATAACCAGGGGGCCACACGCCCTCGAGTGTAGCTTATCTGCGGAACAGTGCCTCAAGCGCTGATAGAAGCATGGACCCATGAAGATATTCGTCTCCATCTGTCTTCCAGTGTGGCCGTTATACATGATTTCGTTGCCGTAGGGTTCCAGGCCCAAATCATCTCGGAGCACCTTCGCCAGGCCATCCAAAGTCATCTTCTTATTGAACGGGGTGCCATCACCCAGGCAACCCGCATGACAACCAATCTTACCTAGCAAGGTCTCCATGAGCTGCGCAATAGTCATTCTTGATGGAATGCAATGCGGGTTGATGATGATATCAGGTATGATACCTGACGCAGTCTGAGGCATATCCTCGGGCTCCAAAATCATACCACATGTTCCTTTTTGCCCATGGCGTGACGAGAACTTGTCTCCAATCTCAGGAGTTCTTAGCTCTCGCAGCCGTATCTTTACAAACGAATACCCTTCGCCATTTCTATTCTTGAAAATCTTGTCGACAAATCCGCTCTCATTGTTACGAGGAGTTCTCGAAACATCACGGTATTTCTTCGCACCTGCAGGTAAAACCATTCCAGTGGGAACTCTCAGGGGCACCACTTTGCCTACCAGAATATCATCAGAGTTCACAAAGGTATTCTCGGGAACAAAGCCATCGTCAGCCAGCTTCCCATAGTTACCGTTGCGCAATTGCTTGGTCATCTCAGGGTCAGGGCGGCCAAACCGCTCCTCCTCACCCGAGCTTTGGTTCTTCTTCTCCTCATCCTTATAGGTTCTGAAGAAGACTGACTGGAATAGACCACGGTCCAAGGAACCCTTGTTAATCATGATGGAATCTTCCTGATTGTAACCACCATATGCCATGATGGCCACTACAATATTACGCCCAGAAGGCATCGAGTAAGCACCGTAATGCTTACCCATTGCTGGAGATACAAGAGGCATATTTGGATACATCAGCATATGTGCCAAGGCATCAAAGCGCTCCTGATAATTCTGTGCGAAGACACCCATGGCTTGCTTTCCCATCGCGCAGTTGTGAACTGCGAAGTTAGAACCAGCTATAAAGCTATGGTTCTCTGATTCTACGGTAATATCTGAAATCATAACTTGTGCATTACGTTCAATACTCTTCAGAGGAACAAATAGCGAATGACCAACCACCTTTACATTCTTTGACCAATCCTCAGGATTGATTATATGTTTCATACTGGGCGATGAGATAGCACGCCCAGCCTTATAACTACGTCTTACACCATACACGAATGAGGCAGTAACGTTCAAGTCATTACATATTTTTTTTGTCTCGTCATTTTGGTCAATTGCGTTTCTTACCGCAAGCACTGACGCCTTATATTCCTTTACAGACACCTCCTTTACCTTCAGGAATTCCACTACTACTGCACTGTCCATCTTCTTGTGAGTGTCATAGATATATCCGATTGTATCGAATACGTTGATTAAATTCTCTCCACTATCCTTGAACTTATAGCCATATGCAATCCTGTTCTCGGAGATTGCCACCGCATCAACTAGAGACACTTCAAGTCCAAATCCAGATAAGAGTGAAACCATTTGTTCCATGAAATTCTTGAGTGACCCTTGGTATTTGGGATTAATCTGTTGCGTTGTAGCTGCGCAGATATAGTTGTATCCACGCTTTCCAAGATTGTTCCAGCGTATCTTACAACCATCTCCACCATTGAATGCTCCAAGGAATTCCCTCTGAACCATCTTAGAGCCTTTCATAATCCACTCTGGAATAGGCAATCTGGGAACTTCAGTGTAATGTCCAGTCGTTAGTCCAAGGCATGTCATTAGTGATGCGAATGCACCATTGTGACACACAGTATACGTGTGATGTGTCACACCGTTGAATGTCCTTACACTCTTGCGAATTTCCACATTCTGGAAACCAAGAGTGCTAATGTCTGCCTCAAATGCCTTTGCATCATCTTCAGAACCAAAGTTCCCTGCTACTTGAGCGGTCAGACCACCATGATTCTTATTATATATACCAATTGACCCGTCAGTGATGATATGTCCTGTAATTCTGGCTAGGATTGGTAGGAACTTACTTTGAGATGTAAGAGGTAGCATACTCGTCTTTACGATATCAAATAGATGCTTCTTATTAGCAGTCAACTTTAGAGTATTCATTGTTTCTGCGAGGATCTGCTCATCAAGTATTACTACAGAAGCGCCCTCAATATCCATATTCATTGTATCAGAGTGAACCTGGATTGAAACCAGATGATTTTTAACATCAAGATCCTTCACCTCTTTCCAGCCCTCGCTAGTCATAAATGGGTGATCCTCTGTTGCAACGATGGACCTGCCACTCGTTGTCTTTACTCTGTAGATTTTCTTATCCGTTTCGCGAACATAATGGTGAATTACCTTTGATGGCTCGGGTAAGTGTGTGTCGGGGTTAAATGTTGTAACAACATCCCCAATCTTGATATCCTTGATAGGAATACGTGTTCCGTTCGCCATTAACACAAGCTCCATCTCACCCAGGCATTGGTAAGCATTTCTAGGAGACTGATTGTGGTCAGGGAAAGGAATGGTGGAAGCAATAGAACCCAAGATAACACAGGGGTGAATTTCTACATGGGAATATGAGTCTGCTTCCACTACAGGCATCTTAATGAACTCAGGGGCATCCATCGCAATCATTGCTTGCTCAGTCTCACCGGCGTCAATGTATTCTATCAAGTTATGGCCCTTAGGAGAAGTCCATCTCAGAACATCCTCCCAACACTTGCACTCTCCAATGGACGCTAGTAGTTCTTTGCGTAGAGGCTCAGGGCTACGCGCAATCTCCAGGATAGCAGGGGCAAAGTAGAGGGGGCGAACTAGACGACCGGCCTCCGTCGAGAGCCAGAGTTCCTTTACGGTAGGTTTCCAGACAATCGCAATTTGTCTCTGGATAAATCCAGACCGCTTTGCCTTGCGAAGACGCTCAACACATTCAATCGCTGAGCTAGGAGGAAACATACCAATCCATTTGCCATTTACAAAGATACGCGCACCAGTAAACATCTCCTCAATCGGTAAACCGCGAATAATCTTGAACTCGGGCATAGCATGAATGTAATCCAAGACAACTCCCGTATTTGAGAACTGTGTAATACACGCGGTGGAAGCCAAATTCTTCACTACACCTACAGAGTGGCCCTCTGGTGTCTCATTGGGACAGATATATCCCCATTGAGTATTGTGAAGCTTACGAGGTGCGATTAGCTTGCCAGCAGTCTTCTCAATAGGAGTGGAAATACGACGCAAGTGGGACAGCGAAGACACGTAGTTCAGGCGACCAAGCACTTGTGACACACCAATCTTAGGGGGGCCACCAACCTTTGCAGACCCAAAGTTACCCGTTGACAGAGCAGATTTCAGGCCAATCTCAATGATAGTAGACTTGATTACCTTATAGAGGTTGCTCATGTTTACGATTTCCTGGAATGAACCCGTTGCTCTCCAGGAACCACTGTGAATTTCCTTCGCAATAGAAGCCTTCATATCCTTCAACATTTTGACTTGGAAGAATGTGCGAAACAGATTGGCGAGAAGGAACCCAGGTGAATCTACACGTTTATTCGGATACGCATCTCTGTCGTCATTATTGATGCGCTTATATGCTACCCACAGCAGTTTTCTAGTCATGTGCGCTAGAAAGCATGCCTTCTCATAAGCCTCCTCTAGGCCGCCAATGTGAGGATACAGTTCATCACGAAGAAGGTCTTCAACCGTTATCGTGCGACTAGGCTTACCAGTCCACACATTCAAATGCCTCTTCATCCACATTAGAGCATCCTCCTGTGTCAGAACAGAAGCAGCCTCTGTCATGGATTCCACGATGAGTGACTCGAAGATCTGGTCCTGATCGTTACCCAATATCATCTTCACAATTGTCTGATCCTCAATAACACCGAGGGCGCGGAACAAGATGAACAGAGGAATTTCTGTCTTCATTCTTGGAATAGTTGCTCTTAAATACATGATTTGCTGGTTTTTGGGATGATATTGAATTCTTACCGAATTCGACTTGGGAACTTGCTCATTGAGAGGCCCAATAGACTTTACCTCAATAACTTCCCATTCCTTTACTGCATTGCGGTTATTTCTAAATACGACAGGTCTGTTCTCTGACATACGCTCCTGAGAAATAATTGTGCGCTCACCACCACCAACAATGAAGTATCCACCAACATCTTCAGGACACTCGCCGAGGTCCATTGGATGAACATGCTTCTGCTCTCTTAGAAGACAAAGACTACTTCCGACCATCACGGGTATCTTACCCAGATGAGCATTTGGAAATACACGCGTATGGGTTGCTTTACGACCATCTGTGTTATCTGTGCGGATAGTCGTAACCTTGATGTCTACAGTTAGAGGAGATGCATATGTAAGATTGCGCAAACGAGCGTCATTTGGTAGCATTGGTAGAACAGCGCCGTTGTTCTCGAAGATAGTAGGCTTTCTCAGCTGGGGATTTTCAAATTCAATCTGGACTTCGTATTCATACCGCACAGCAGCTCTCTGTGTTGCAGCGGCTGCTATATTAGCAGCTACAACAGCGGCGTCTTCTGAAGTCTGACCCATCAATGCATTCGCGGCCGAGGTAGAAAGCCCGGTCGCAGATGCTAGAACAGAACGAGGTCCAGATAAGGGGATTTCAGGAGAACCCTTGATTATAATGGGATTGGTTGCTTGTAGGATTTCAGGAACATCGTGCAGTATAAAGTGATTGAACGACTCGATTTGATGAGATATAATCTGCTTCTTGTCCATCTGCTGAAAGAATACATCGAGAATTTTGGAATGATCAGGCAGGGACATTTGTACCTTTTATTTTATCTTAAGGATAATCAATTTTTATGGTTAGTCAAAACGAATTGTTTAGGCCCTTCATTTGGCGTTTATATTGAGGCTTTTTATGTCTAATTAAATGCTAAGATGGACCCGACTATAAAAAGCCTTACAATTACGGGGACCGCTGCAGAAGACGCAACGCGTTCCCGGCTCAAGGGTTCCAAATCTAGAAAGAAAAGGTCGGACATAGAAGATGAATTTACAGAACAGATAAAGAGTTTTTCTAGTAAAACAAAGCCGCCAATTATACAACCAATTCAGAAACAATCAAATGTACAGGTTCAAGAAAACACTATAAAACCAGTTGTAAAGCCTATAGAACAAATTAAACAAACAAATGTAGTTCTAAACCCCCCTAAACAAGCGCGTGTAAAATTACAGCCAAAGTCTCAACTGCTAAAAACACCTGAACTCAATACGACAAGAAAAGCTAGACGTATTAAGTTAAATGTGAGTAATTTGACCCATCGTTTTACAAGAGCTAAGAAGGTGAAAGATGAAACGGAACAGAAACCAGTGGAAACCATTCGAGATTATTTGGTCCAAAGAGGAGTTATTCAAGAAAAAAGCAAGGCTCCAGAAAAAATGCTGAGGTCAATGTATTCTGATTTCATGTTATTGAAGGGTCCGGCTTTATAATCTAACTATTAAATAGAATAATGGCTGAGGCAGCGGCAGCACCCATTACACCTCTTTCTGGTGCAAAAAAATTTCCGATTGAAATTTTAACAAGGGCTGCAGGGGCAGCTGTTAAGATTGGAACAGGAGGAATTATAAGTGAAGGTGACGTGCGGACTGTTATAGAATCGCTAGTTGATTATATAAGGAGAAGCGAGAGAAGAGCACCTAGACAAGATCATACTGTAGTTGGCAGGGCACTTTCTAATTTATTTCATAGAAGATTCTTTACGAAGATGGCCGAAGAGATAAAGCTAGCTAAAGAAAAATATGAAAAAGAACCTTCAGAAGCGAATGAGAAAAATTTAGAGGATACAATGAACAAATTTAAAGAATTTATCGAAGCCGCAAATAAACCACCTATTAGCTTTCGAGAGAAATGTTCACGCGCAGTTAATTGGATGCGCCCTATGTTTGGAAGACAAAAAAAATGGGACGCTAAGGCTGAAGTTGAGAGAGGTATGTGCGAAGAAGAGGATGCTAGTGTAGTAGCCGCTCGTGAAGAACAAGAAGGTATTATATCTAAAGTATTGGAAGAAAACCCATTTGACCAGTTTGGACCAGATGCAGCCCCAGCCGTTAATTCTCAGCATGCGGCAAATAATCATGCCCAGGCATCACGCAATCCATTCAATGAAAATCAGAATGCGGCAAATAATCATACCCAGGCATCACACAATCCATTCAATAGCTTTGTAGGCGGTAAAAGACGTAATAAGTCAAGAAAGGCTCGTGCAAGAAAAGCTCGTAAAGGTTTAAAGTCAAGGAGGGCCTAAACTAGTAGCAAGTACTTATAAGTACAATGCCCAACATGTATCAAGAATACTTGGACAATTACACGGAACAAACAAAGAAATTCGGTTCAAAAGTAGCCATATTTCTCATGGTAGGTATCTTCTATGAGATGTATGACGTAATGGATCCCAATTCGGAAACTGGGTTCAAAGGTAAGACCACTTTCTCACAACTCGTTGATATTCTGGGCCTCAAGGTTTCTGTAAAGAAAGGAGAAGGTCCAAATGGCCTCGATGGTATAGTAGCAGGAATTCCAGATTATACTGTACATAAATGGGCTGCAAGACTAACACAGATGGGGTGGACTGTCGTTTTAGTAGAACAAGTAAAAAACATTCAAGGAAAGGTTGTAAAAAGAAATGTA